ATACTTACCATTGGACGCCTTCTTAACGGGCATTAGAAACGCCCCTCCCAAACTCGGAACTGATTGAACTCATTAGACTGCATTTTCTTCTTAATGACTTCCTTCAGCGCCTCGCGGTCATTCCACTTCACGCCAGCCTCTTTAGCCCACTCCATAACGATATGGCTAGGCAAGACCCCGGCAAGTCTGTTCTCGCCGGTCATCCCAACGCCAGCATCCCGGTACAGCTTGTTCTGCTTTAGGATGGGATCGTTGTCATATACGCTTTCAACGACAAAGGTGCCGTCATTGTTGTTATGAAACTTCTCTTTAATCTTCATTGATTTCTACCTTCTTTGGACGCCCACGCCTCTTAATAGGCTCAACAACTGGCTCAACCCGGGTACCCTGAGCAATAGCCGTCTTATCAGATAGCTCAACAACATCCCCCCGGCGGTACTTCTTTCCGTCAATAAAAAGGGTAGTCATAACAACCTTGTATTTCATGTTCTCTCCGCAAATAAAAAAGGGGTGGAAAACCACCCCCTAATTATACCAGCCAAACTTAGCTAGTTGTGTTGTCAGCGATGATGCCTGAAGCCTTCTCGTTCTTACAAACGAGGGTAAGCTCAGTAACGACCTGACGAGTGGTGTTATCACCAGACTTGGCAAGTGCCACGTTCTTGGTAGGACGCAGTACACCAACAGCCCACATATCTGACTGCATGATGAATACGTCACGAGAACGGTTTTCACGGGTCGGCTCAAAGGTGATCTCACCCCATGGAGTCAGGTAGACAGCCATGTAGTTAGATACCTTGCCAGCTTCAGCAGAAATCTGTGAACGCTGGTTGTTGTTGCCGTCAAACGCGAGCGCCTTGTTCATCTGGAAGGCAGACAGGTAGCATACGTCTGGCTTACCACCCTGCTCCCAAATTGACTGCATAACAGAGTCAAACTTGGTCTGCGAGAACGCAGTCAGAGCAGTCACTTCATCGGTACGCGCATCAGTACCGTCACCCGTAGGATCAGCACCTTCGTTAGCACCAAAGTCAGTGTTGGTGATCATCCAAGCGGGAGCGCCTGCAAGCTCACGAGCAGTGGAGCTGTTGCCAGCAACGCGAGCGTTGTTGTCAAACAGAGCCTTCTCGATGTCGAGCTTCTGCTCTTTGGCGATCTTGAGGGTCTGGTATGCGATTTCAGCCGCACGACCAGCCTTCTTCAAGCCTTCGTCGGTGTCAGGTACAACAACCGCGTTCTTGAAGATTTGAGTGTAGTTACCCAAACGGCTAGTTGCACTGCGAGCTTCAGCAGTAGTCGCGTCACCTTCAATATGCGCGTTAGCCGCTGATGCACGAAGAGCATCGGTCTGCCACTCGTGGAACGTGTTGGCCGCTTTGACTTTCTGACAAGCAGAGTAAAACGGAGTTTCTTCGGGAGAAATGTCATAGATGACATCCTGTAAGTCTTCCCGGATTCCGACAGCATCATAGCTGTCGAAGGTGTTGGTTGGCTGTGCCATGATAATTACCTCTCATTGAGAATAAGTGAAAGAGCATCGTTAATGTTTCCGCTCTTCTTCAGTTTTTGTCGAGTTTGTCGCTCAGCGTTAGCATTTGACGCCGTTTTCTTTGCACCCGCTCTCACAGTTCTCTTAGGCTTTGGTTTGGCCTTCCTCTCTGCCTGCTTCTTGCCAGACATTAGTTCTTGATACTTGATCGCATCGTTAAGGACTCGGATGGCCCGGTGATCCATGACGGCACTAATCTCGTTAGGCTCATACCCGTAAATCTCTTGCCCCATCGTTACTAAACGGTCTCGGACTTGAGATGCCTTTTGAGGATCTGCGAACTCAGGAACAACCTGCTTCAACGTCTCCATCTCACGCTCTAAATAAGCTCGCTGTGCCGCCTGTTGAGCTTGGCTTTGCTGTTCAGCTATTTGCTGAAACTGACTCATTCGCTCGTTATATTCTTTAAGCTGATCGTCATACTTCAGTTTGGCTTCCATAAAACCTATGGGGTCAGACTCAAACATCTCTTTAGACGGTTCAGCAGGCGGTTGGGGTATTCCCCCTTGGATGGCCTGAGCCACCATCGCTCGCTCATTCATTAGGGCTTGGTAAACCAGCTCGGCTTGCTTACGCAAGTTAGCAGCTTCCTGCATACCCTTCTGGACATACTGTTGACCACTGTATCCTCGCTTGAGGTCATCTAGGCTTACCTGCTCTTCCTTGCCGTCTATTTTGACGGTGTATAGCTCAGGGGTAGATTCCTCTGCTTCGTCAGCGTCTTCGTCGTCCTCTTCTTCAACCTCTTCCTCTTCAGCGTCCTCACCTTCTGGTTCCTCTTCCGAGTCCTCCAGTTCGGCTGCTTCTTCGGTATCCTCTTCTACAACCTCCTCAACTTCTTCGGGCTGTAATAGGGATGAAATGGCTGATTCAATCGTTCCGTCAAGTTCAGTCGTTTCCACGGTACTGAGTCCTCAATCAAATTTAGTATCGAAAATCTTTTCATCCTGTAAGATGGTGGCCAATTGACCTTCGATTTTTGATAGCCCACGAACAATCTCGTGAGCAGTTTCCCGGTCTTCCTTGGAAGAGTGCGGGTTCAGAAAGATATTAGCCTGATCTTTCTTAATACTTTCTATTATATAACAAAAGACATCATCATTCTGTAAACGCCTAACGCCAGCGGCTAAATCCTTTACGTTCATACTCTAGGAGCCGCCTGCATCGCCTTAATGCGCTCAACGTCTACGGCAGTGCCGTACTTGCCAATAATCTCAGCCGCCTTGACTAGTAGGTCTTGATCCATCTTATCCCGCTCAAGATCGTCGTCCCTAGCAGACTGCTGTAGCTCCAATTGCAACTTAGCCATATCGTGCTGCTGTTGAGACTGGAGCTTCGCCATATCAGTCTGGGCCTTGGCCTGCGCCTTCATCATCTCAGCCTGTAGGTAGGCTTGAGCCTGCGCGTCCTGCTGGGGCTGTTGCTGTGATTGTTGGGCTTGCGCCATAAGCATTTGTTCGGTCTGAGCATTCATGGGTGAGAAGTACCGATTAGCATTTCTTAGCCCGTTAAGGGCTAGAATGTCAGACAAGGTGTTTCTGATTTGTGTGAGCGTCACTAAGCCATTAGCCGGGCCATACGCCTGTATAATCTGCGACTGCACTTGGAATGCCTGCATAAGCGCCGCTAGCTTTTGATCCTCTCGACCCGTACCTAATCCAACATTAACCGACACATCCATGCCGTAGTTCCAAGATCGCGGATCAACAGGAACGTAATCAGCACCCGATAAGCGCATCATTTCCTCTTCTTCTACGTTCTCGGCCATTACCTTTAGCATGAGCTTGAACATCTGGCGCATACCGCCCTCTGCCAGATTTCTCGCCATTACCTCTATCTGCCCAGCCTGAGCCTGTACGGTAGCTTGTACCGCTGCGGCAGTCGTAGACTGAAGGGCATCGGGAGAGAGGCCCGTGGACGCTTTAGTAACCCCTGTTTTGCCTTCAATCTCCAAATCAAAATACTGAAGGGCTGTTAGCGTTTGCCCCGCTACAAAGGGGATAGCCTGCGGCTGTATAGCGCCCGGCTGTTTTACCCGGATAATCCCGCCAATCTCATTGTTTAGGAGGTCGTCAATGTTGACCGCTCCATCAAGAATCTCAAGGCGTGGGTTATTGGTGAGGGCTACGTTATCCAGTACACCTCTAAGCATCGCGGTAGAGGCGTCCTGATCGTTAATAATCAGGTCGGCAACCGACCGTCCGTAAAAGGTGTGCGGCTCAGGATCAACCTCAAAGACAGCAAAAGGAATAAACCCGCATGACTCTCTGTCTAAGAGCTTGTATCCACTACCACCCAATGTCACTTTCTGGAGGGTTGGGATGCCAGTGCCGTCTACGTCAATCTTCATATAGACTTCAGTCACCGCCACTAAGCGCATTGAGGGGTCTTGAACATCCTCGTCAGAGTAGTCTTCTTCATACCCTCGACGCTCAAACTCCTCCACCTCAGAGAATGTATCGGAATGCTGAAGGCCGGTTAGCTTTGAGACCTCCTCAAAGTCATAGCCCATCTGAACTAGCTCACCAACACGCATCTCAGTGCGATGTGCAACACAATAAGCCGACTCTAAGTTTCTAGCATTACGGTCAACAAAAAACTCCTCTGGAGGCACAGACTCTATGCACATCTTCCCGGAGTCCTTGTAACGGGCCACCTTCAGATCGTAACGCGGAACCTCAACCTCCAGCCCCATTTCATCAATGGACATTTCTATCTTTACGGTCTCTTCGATGATCTCTACATCATCCTCTGCCGTAATGACGGAATACTCCATCTCATTAATATCGTGAAATTCGTAGGTTTCCTGCTCTTGATAGGTGTCCCAATAGACCTTAACAACGCCTACCTTCTTAACCATCGCATCATGGAATGCGTCATTTAGTACGCGATACCCATTCTGCTCGTTAAACTTATAGTGCATATATTCGGTAGCTTGCTCTGCCGCCTGTACATCTTCTGGGCCTGTGGGGACATACTCAACAGGCTTGTCCGTTGACAAGAAAACGCGCATTAAAGATGGCTTAATAGCTCGGATTGTGTCTCTAACCTTAGTCGCAACCACTTTAGAGCGACCATCCTCTTCGCCGATATCAACCTCACCATCAAAGTATCGCTGCGCCTTTATTCGGTCTTCAGCAATCTCTGACTCCACGAAATCAACTGCGTCAGAAACCGCCTCACGAGCAATTGATTCGATTTCTTGGTCTGTCATAGGCTTGAGCATTAATCTCTGCCCTCTTCAATTCTCTGTGCTGTTGGGCCTGCCTGAGATGCAACAACGCCTAGCAGGGTTCTTTTTTGTTCGTTAGAAAGTGATCGGTTCTGATAAATCAGCCTTGCAAGCCTTTGCTTATTCGCCGGGCTAGCAAGCAATGATCCGGTAGCCAAAATCAAGCCTGCAATCTGCTCAAAAGCCTCTCCAGAAATAGCAACTCCAGCACCGACAGCGCCGCCGATAGTTTGCTTTAACCCAACGGTCTGATTTTGACTCAACCTATTGACCGCCCTTGCAAGAGCCTCCTCGGCAGTTAATAGCTTAGATATATTCTTGCCAGTCGATCCATATTCTTGGACGGTATCCCTTAGAGCCTGTCTTGCGCCAGACGCAACCTCTTCTGTTATTTTCTTCGCAATCGGAGGCGCTACTGTGGGGACGTTATTCCAGTTGATCTGATCGTCTAAGTTTCTTCGCAAATCCAAAACCTGATTCGGAGTAAGCTCTCTAATGGGGCCAAGAGCGCTAATCCAATTCATTGTATAATTTTCAATCGTGTTAGCGTGTTCGGCAGCCAATGGATTTGTTTTTGGGTCACTTAATTGATCGCGCAATTCCTTTAACGGCTTTAATACATCAGAAACTGGAATCATCTTTCCAGATTCTTCGGCTGCATTAACAAGCCTCTCAAGCTCATTCGTTTGAGCGTCAATAGTTTTGTTGAGCTTAGTGAGGCCCTCTGGTGTTAGGGGGATTTGCTCTTGAAGCAATGTGTCAATAACCTCTGAGCGAACGCGACGGTTTCCCATACGTGTGCGCGGAGAGGTTCCCATCTTTAACCCGGTCTCATATTCTGATTCTGGAAACGAACGAATATATGGAATGTTTGATATCGCACCAAGACCCAGAGTGGTGGTGGCGGCAAGAGGATCAACGCCTTCAGCAATATCACCAATACGCCTTACCGCTTCAGCGCCGCCAGAAATTTTGGAAAGATTGGCTTTTTTCGCCGCTACTTTTGCGAGCTTCCCAGTCAGTTTTATTGGCAAACCAACCATAGAGATGTCACTCAAAAATCCTACCGGATCTGTATAGGCGGTTCTTAACGCGCTATAAGAACTTCCATATCTCTCTTTGTAGAATCCTTTAAGAGCATCTAGCCCCTCTCCAGTAAAAAGCAACTTAACGCCTTCAGCCATCATCTCGGGGTCTTTAAATACAGTAATCAGGTCTTCACCATACTGCATGGCAGACGGGCCGAAATTAGCTAAAGCGCCAGCAGTCGAATACCGTTCTCTTGGCGCTGTAATAGCCATATTTTCTTTAGGCATCAAAGCGCCGTACTGGGCATCAAGTTGCGCCAACAACTCTTCGTCGGTCATACGCCTTTTATCCTGTTGTATTCTTTGGCCCAACTAGAGGCGGCGGCTTCATTAGGGAAATTTCTTACGGTTCCGTTAAGCGTGACAGTTGTTCCGCTAGCCACGGCCTTCCCTTCAACGGCTGGTGCTTCTGGCTTGGTATACTCCGGCACTTCTATTGGGGAAAAATTCCTAATACCAATCTCCTCAAGGTATTTATAATTTCCAGCCTTAAGGTTTGAGTTATATTGGTCTACGGCTCTCGTTAGTGCCTTCCTTCTAATGTCAGTCAGCCTTCTAATTGACTCTTCTGTCATAGATGTCGTACCAGTCAGAACCGACCTTAAGAACTCTCTTTCTGCTGGCGTATCTAAACCTCTCGCACCAATGCCAAGCGCCGCAATAGCGTCAAACACATCTGCGCCTAGAAAAGCGTTTAAAAGTTGCGTGTCGGTTGCCCTTTTAGCCGCCTCTTCATCATTATTAAAGAACGCCTTTGCGCGATCCATTTGTAAACGGAATTGGTCAAACATACCCGTTATTGGCTCGCCAGAATCCAATACGCGGTATATTTCATCTAAATCCCGGATGCTTCCAACGGCTTTTTGAGCCGCTGTTATTTGTGCGGCATCTTGCTCGGCAAACAATTTTCCAGCGGCCCCATACAAGGCCGACTTTCCTTTGTCTCCAAGATCAATTGTAGTACCGCCAGACGATAAAACCTTATCAACAGCATCTTGTAACGGCAGATTAGGATCAGCAGACCTTACCAATGCCAACTTTTCCATAAATACCGAGGGTTGTCTTGGTTTGGCAAATTCTCTTGAGATTGCGCCTTGAACAAGTGCCGCCGCAAGCCTTGGGGAGTTAACCAACTGAGCCGCTTGCTCCTCGGTAACAACTCCGCGACTTTTCAAGTAGTCCACATACTGCTGGGTCTCTCTTTCGCTTTCCCTTTTCTTCCTAGATTCGGCTAGGTTAGCCGCTGCTAGCTGGGTAATCGGCCCTTGACCTCTAAGGGTCATACTGTCAAATCCTATTGCCAAGGTGTTGAGTATGTCTGCTAGGTCACGCCTATTCCCGGGGTCTTGAAAGTATGTCCCTATACGAGACATCAAGCCTTGTTTTTCCGGGGCAATGTAATCAGGCACACCCGTCTCAATAGGCGCTCGTGGCGCTAATGTCGGTGGCATCAGGTTATCGCCCATATCAGGCTCCATCATGCCTGCCGGAGATAAGAAGTTAGGGCCAAAGCCTAGCAAACCATTCATATCAATGTACCTTGCTATAATCTACGCGCAGATATCCATCGTCACCTTTAACAACGGCCTCTGGGTGAGTTTCTTTCAGTTCTTGTGCAATCACACCGTATGCTGGCTGCCAATCAACACCAATACGCTTGGCCTCATCATTCCATTCCCAAGTGTAGATGCTGTTGCCTCCAGCGGTTTTTCCTACCGGTTGAATGTTTTTCTTTAGCTGCCTATCACTCATAAAATAAGCAGCCAGTATTGTGGCACCAAGCTTGGCATAATCATATCCGCCCGGATCGTAGCTTTGTGATTGTCCCGTAAACGGCCCAAGCAATCCCTGCATCATCTGCAATGACTGGTAAGGCTGTTGCGTAAACTGCTGGAACTGACCCCTAGCCGCATTAATCAACTGTTGCTGTAATGCCTGTTGTTGAGCGCCAACCTGCGCCAAGCCACTCTGAACAGTCTGGCCCTGACCAAACCCAAGGTTAGCGATATTGGCTAATTGGCCGCCAGCGGCAAGGCGTTGACCGGCACCAGCAAGACCCGCCTGCTGATTCGCCAGCATAGCTTGTAACGCCATCTGCTGTGCTTGTAGTGCAGCCATTTGATTAGCGGTAGTGGCCTGCAATCCCATTTGCTGACCGAAACGCGCAGCCTGACCGCCTGCCGCCTGATTGGCCAGCGCGGCTTGTAGTGCGGCCTGCTGACCAGTAACGCCAAGTTGCTGATTAGCCATTTGCGCTCTGAGCATTTGAGCCACGTCAAATTGACCCAACTGACCCTTAAGAGCCTGATTAGCTAAAGCCGCCTGCATCTGTTGAGATCGACCAAATTGATCTGCCGCAGCCTGTGCCGCCTGATTCGCAAGATTGGCCTGCTGAGTCTGTGCCGCACCAAACTGAGCGGCCTGATTAGCCGCCGCGATATCCTGCAATGCGGCCTGTTGTGCCGTCTGAAAGCCTTGTTGCCGCAACCTAGAAGAGACATCACCCACATTACGAGCATAATCAGCAACTGTCTGGGCTTCCATTAATGCTTGTCGAGAGCCGCCAAATGCCCCCGCAGCACTAGCCTTTGCCGCCGCGATGTTTTGCTGTTGCTGTTGCGCTTCCCCCAGATCCCTAGTGACGTTAGAAATAACCTGACTTTCGTAGGGATTAAAGTAAGGAGAGAGATCCGTTCCTGCTAGCTGAGACGCCTGATACCCCTGACCCTCAACCATCATGGGAGAGTAAGCTCTAGGCGCTCCAACACGGCTATAACCTGCCGACATCGCCGTCCCGGGGCGGTAGCTAATCGCATATTGGCCGTAATCTCCGGGCTGTACCATTTGGGGAGCGTAGCCAAACTGCGTCCCAATCATAGGCGCTTGGAAATTAGGATTGACCATCATAGGCTGGTAGAACATCCCAGCCATTGCGCCCTCTCCAGCCGCACCTAATCCTTGTGCGGTTTGCTCAAATACGTTACCTGATGCGCCCATTGTCTTGTCCTATGCAAATTGCGCCATGCGATTAAGCAGGCCAGAGGGTATTCCGCCTTGAGAAAATCTATCGCTTAGGCTGTTAATTAACCGATCCCTTTCTTGTGACGAAAGTCCTGCGGGGTTTAATGCTGGGGATTGCTTACCAACAAACATTGGCTGCATTCCATAGCCCGGGGGAACGGCAAAAGATGGGCCGCCCGTTGGCACTATTTTTTGCGGACTAAACATCTGCCCCATTTGCGGAGGCTGATTCATAGGCTGGCCACTGTGCTGAGGCAACATCGGTTGGTATTGGTCAAAGTTTGGCCGCAGGAATTGTCCCGGTGGCATCATTGGAGTAGGTGTTAAGTTTGCTGGAGCGCCCATAATAATTTACCCAAAAAATCCGCTGCTGAAGTATCTAGCGTAATCAAAGTCTGCTGGCAGACCGCCAAAGCTAGGCTGTTTTGAATAGATTTGACCCTCATATCCTGCCGGGTAGTAGTAAGGCAGATTCTCGCTATCCGTAACTGGATACATCTGTCGGTACATATCCATGTAGTTAGGTGCTAGGGTCTCAAGATTAGCAACCGACTGCTGGAATAGAGGGAGAGAAGAATGTCCCCGAACCCCGCCACCGTAATTCGTGGCATCCATAAACCCACCTCTGAATGCGCCCCCGGCTGTTGGATCGCCAACAATTCGCGGGGTTTGGCCTTTGCCGATAATCCCATACGCCTCTGCCGCCTTTCCTGCGCTTTGCATAGCCGCGACCTGAGCCGGGGTAAATGCCGCTACATCTGGCCCAGAATAGGGCGCATAAGGCATATCGGCTGCTATCCGCCCTTTTCTAACTAGATCCCTAGCAGCGCCTTCCGCATAATATGGAAACTCTACTTGAGCGCTTTTTGTTCCGCCTTTTCCACCAGACATATTAGAAATCCTTACCCATCGTTGTATGGGCCTCTCTAAAGCCCTTTTGCTTTAAAACTTTAGACCATCCCTTACGCCCAGCCATTGAAAAGGCTGTGCATCCATTGACCTCTGCAAATGCTTTTGCTGACTCTTCCATATCTAATATGGTCTCTAGATTTCCCCCAGCTAAGAAGATATGCAAAACCTTCTTTTTTGGGTACCGTATTATTTCCGTTACAGCACACGCATCTTCAGCGGGCCAAAACTGCATAGCCCCAGTCTTTACGGACTCAACGATATCCTGATAATCGTGGGTTCCTCCGCTGTACTCTAACGCGGCCTCAATCCACTTCCGGCATCGTTGCATTTCAGCATCAAGTCCCATTATACCACTCGCTATTGACTAATTCTCACAATGCTTAATGTTGTTGATGGCGCAGCAGGCTCGCCCGCAATTGAACCCGAAACCGCCGCCAAACTACCGCTTGTATTGTCCACTGCCGCCATTGCCTGCAATGTGTCGCCAGCACTCACCGTAAATAGGGCTGTTCTTGACACCACCAGCACTGCGTTGTTTTGATGCAAGGCATTTTTCATGGTGCTGTTTGGAGCGTCAGACCCATTAACTCTAGGCCAAAAGGCAAAATTCACGGTTGATGACGACGATGACGTAATTTGAGCAGAAAACGAGACCATGTATTTACCAGCCTCTTCAAACGTAATCTCAGATCCAGATATCGTAAGGCCAGTGTTGTTTGAATCTGCCGTGTATGTAAGCGCAGTTGCCGTATTAGCCGTAAACGTGATGTTTGAAGAGTTGTAAAAAAATCCATAACCGTCTGCCAGCACGATTTGGCGAAACTCATTATTCTTCGATACAACCGGGTAGCCTGCTGTATCCCAAAGGATAATCCCGTCATTTTGTGCCGAGTCATTGCTTTCCTTAAAACCTAACTTTGGCTTAACCCGGAGAAGGTAATCGGAGAGGGATTCAGCCCATTCCTCATTATCCCCAGAATAGGGTGGTGGAGCCTCAATCTGACTCACCGATAACCGCCTTCTTTCATGCGTAACGCCATACGTCCAACACGCCAGTTTGCCGCCACATCACCCTCTACCCTCATCCTGACCTGACGCCCAGTAAATCTAACGTCTGTCGGGTTCCCGGTAGTATATGGCCCATGAGTGGTCTCAGCGCCGTTAGGGTAAAGGCGCGTCTTAAAGTAAACATCGGCCTCGTCCTGAGTACCCTCTTCTGGGATCAGGCTATTGGCTTTTAAGACCTTGTTCCCTTCGTTAAGTCTTAGAGGCCCAGTCTCCGCATACGCGCTAGAACCGCCGTGGTTATACCCTTTCTCGTGCCGGTAAAAATACCCATCAGTGTCGATATAGTGAGGATTAGTGAAGACCCCAGAATCGACACCGGCAGAGCGAACGAGAGCGCCGATACTCCAATGATTCTCAGCGTAATCAAAGACAACGTATCTATCATTTTCCAGACTCCCGGAAGAGGGGTAAAACCACCAAATCTCATGGTGCTTCTGATTTGCAACGCAAAACGCGCTTTCAATTTCCTCGTGGTTGATGTCACTGAAAACATGGTCATGGACATCGCAAGGGATTGGGGTAACCGTTGAGCCGTTGTAAGTAAAGAAAGACGTTTCGCCCATCCAGAATGCCATTCCCGACACTGAGGTGCTAAGCAAGGGGCCAGCAACTCCACAAGCAGATGCCACCCGCTGGAATCCGTAAACTGTCGGCGGCCCCTGATATGTGGCTATATGCGCGTCTGTTGTCGTTAAGATAAGGGTTCTGCCTCTTACCTTCTCAGCGCATACAATGTTGCCGTTGGTCTGTAGCTCTATGTCACCCGCTTCGTTTGTTTTCGATGGCAGCCAGTCTGTAATGTCTTCCCGGTCACACCACTGTATTTTTCTTGGATTTCCACCAGCACCGAGAACGAACAAGAATCGCTCCGCCGTTACGATAATGCCGATATTTCCAGTTGGCACTGTGCCAGAGCTTGGGGTTATTGCGGCTGCTTCTTGTGCCAAATCAAGCTCCCAATACCAAATTTTTTTATCAAAAGAAGAGAGGGCAACCAAATCCTCCCCCCAGTTGTCTAACGTCCATGTTGTAGGGCCGACAGTTTGACCATCACTGACTCTAGCAACGCCGTATGCTCCCTCGTTATAATCTTTGCCGCCATAACCAAGATTTTCGTCGGCATTGAGGTTTCCGGGGGTAAGCGCAGTTGGCGTAGTTGGCGTGATATCAGTAAGTGTGCCACCACCATCTAAAACGTATAGCTTGTCAAAAGTGCCGGTGGCTATATAGGGAATACCGCCGTTTGTATACCAAGAGTGCGCTCCTCGACATATCCGGTCTCCTGTAACCTGCACACCAGAAACCTGCTCCCATCCGCCAATAGGATGAAGTACACCGTTAGTCCAGCGAACAAAGTTAACATCTCTCCAGCGCCCAGATGATTGCGAGTCTGTGCCGTGATTAACTACGCCCGGCGGGACATTGATTGCGACAAGATCAATGGTCATGCTCGGCTTATAACCTCTAGCTTGATGTTTTTTATCCTTGTTCCAATATATGGTAGCGGCATATCAGGAAATGGCGGGTTTGGCGGCAAATACTCTTCGTCCATTGAAAAATCAAAATACAGCCTAATCCCTGCCGTGTACCCTGTCGGTATTGTAAAATCATGACTAAAAGACCCTATAGGGCTTACTAAAAGACTTTCTCCAGCATTACTTTCGCTTTCGATTACTAATCGCAAGCTATTCGCTGTATCTGAAATGGGGCTTGGTTCTTGACTATATGTCCTTATCGTCATGGTTTGGGCAAAATCATTTATTTCATCATTAAATTCGCTGCCATTATACCAGTCAACCTCTCCGCTACACCTAAACACATCACCAGCAACAATAGGCTTTGATTCTGATGGCTCAATAAAGACAATGGCTCTTCGCCTTGACGTTAAGTCATCTGAAGAGTAATGCGCCCAATACAAATAATCTCCATCCACCCCATCACTTTCTTGCGTTGTGTTTGTGTCAGAAAAAAATTGAAATCCAGAGCCTTCTATTGAATTGTCCTGCTCAAAATAGGTGCTAGCAAGCCCACTAGAACCGGATAACATCATGTTATGACGCATTAGCTAGATGTCCCTATGAATGACCCGTATAAGGTGCCGCCTACATTCCACAGATGAACCCAATTTGTACCCGTCCCCGATAATGTTGGGGCTGACCCGCCAATCCAATCCATTGTCGGGAAGCTCACCGTATAGGAACCAACACTCGTGATTCTTAAGGTGACAAACTCACCACTCTCAAGGCTTGAGGACAGTGTTAAATTCCCAGTCACGGCAATGGTCTGAATTGTTCCGTTATCGGGTTCAATTATGAGCGTCCCGAAGCCTGCTAGCCCGGTATAAACGGTCTCAGCAACACCACCGGCAAATGTAATCGTTTGAGCCGTGATGGTTACAGGGTTACTGTCGGCGTCAGTGTTAGTGATTGTTATGCCGTCAACAGTGTAGTTGTCGATATTAATCTTTGTGGTGTTAGTGTTGCTTAAAATCTCATCAACTTTTTGCCAGTTATTATTGAGATATTCACCCCAATCATCGGTATCCGCCCCAACTTGAGGGCGAGAAAACACCATATCACCTGTAGTGTCAGTTGCCATTTTTTAGCTCCAAGTATTAGTAGGCTCTATTATATCTGTCCAAGCCTCTGATGGCTCTGCCAAATTTAGCCAAGCATTAGTAGGCTCTATTATATCTGTCCAAGCCTCTGATGGTTCTGTTGAATTTAGCCACGAATCAAGATCGCCATCCGCATATCCCTCCACCCAGTACAAAGGCAAGACATAATAAAGATCAGTTTCATTCCAAGTGGCGTCTGGAATCATTCTTCTTCAGATTCTTCAGTTGGAACCTGCGGCTGCGCTTGCTGTTTGATCTTAACGATCAAGGGCCATGCGCCCGTCTTAGTCGGCAGATCGCCCAAGACCTGTAAAATAGCGTTCACTTCTTCAACGGTTAGCTCTAATTTTACCACGGTACGCCTGTCCCTCTTGTTGGAGTTGCCTTTTCTGCAATCTGTGCATCAATAGAATTTTGAATGCGGTCTACGGGAGTTTCCTCGCCTTCAGCGGTATTAGCAATCATGTCTGCCGTCATCCAAGACAACACCGTAAACTCGTCTAGGTTATCCCAGTCCGTAAAGTTGTCAGGGTCAGGCGCAGGCAGGCTGTGAGTGCCGTAAGATGAACCGCTGTTGCCGTTCTCATCTTCTTTAGAGCAACGCCAGTGTACGGTGGTGACTACGTTAGCCAGACCGTCTTGTGATACGGCGTAGTCCATTGCCGAGATTTTCCATGTGTAGGACATTTTATGCTCCTTTGAGTGCCGCTACTTCGGCTTGTAATGCTTCAATCATTGCTTGTTGCTCTTGGATGGCTTTGAGCATCGCAAAATTTAAATCGGTGGTGTAGACAGCATCCCGCGTAGTCTCATCATCCAAAGAATACGCATCCTTTTGAACAAGCTCTGGCGCGACAGCTTCAACTTCTTGACTGATAACACCTAAATGATGCTTGCCGCCATCTTCTTCGTGGTTGTACCTAAAGTTTCGTACGGGTATCTGACAAAGTTTGGCTAAATAGTCGCCAGAATCAACAATGTCCTTTTTGGTTCTCCTGTCCGAAAGGTTTGAATTATTTGCCGAGAAGTTTGCAATACCGCCATTGCTCTTTACATAGAATCTATATTGACTGGCGGTTGAATTATAGTAGTGGAAAGTGTTAGTAGCTGTTCCAGTTAACGAGACAAACATTTGTCCATCTTGCTTAATCTCAAAGCCGTCAACGGACAAATCCCCCGAGGCAGTCTTACCAACCAGCAAGTCGCCGTTGGAGGTGAGAGTTAATCTATCTGCTCCATTACCATAAAATCGAATATCGTTTGAGCTAGTTGGTTGATAAAGCGACCAATTGATACCACTTGTACCTCCATATAGGCTTAATCCGACTTCACCAGCACTTTGAGAGTTTCTTCTGATGGCTACGTAAGTCGATCCTGATGCAGTAGCAATATCTAATTTAACTGAAGGCGTAACGCCAATACCAACGTTGCCGCCGTCAGTGACAGTCATTAGCGTACTACCAGCAAACGACTGGAAGGCGTGAGCGCCAGTAGCCCCCGCTCTTGGAGGTCTGTGTAGGAATCCCCAGTTTGCGTCTGTGTAGCCTAAAGCACCAGCGGCATAGGTTCCTGCCGTGTCCGTTATGTTTATAGTTCCGTCAACACACAGCTTGCCGCTTGTTGGGCTTGTTACACCAATCCCCACGTTGCCGCTGGAGTCGATGCGCATACGCTCGCCATCTACTGAGTCGAAGATATAGCCACTATACCCAGATTGTTGACCATAAAATCTAAACAGCCCTCCAACGCTTTGCCGCCCAAGTTCATAGCGAAACCCTGTAGCACCGCCAAGCTCTAGCTGAGAGGTTGTAACTCCATCGTTTCTGACAACAAGTTTGCTAGTAGGATTCGTCTCAGAAATCCCCACGTTGCCTAATCCATTAACAACAAACTTAGATACACCCGCAACCTGACAGTCGAGAACTTTTGTTCCTGATCCAGCTCCAAGCGTATTCAACCGGAGTACATCAGACGCTACTGCGTTTTCGTTGTTGAAGTAAACTAAATCGTCTCCTGTTACGTTTTTAGAAACAGTTAACGTGTTGCTAAAGTTAGTCGTGCCAATCCCCACGTTGCCGCTGGCATTTATGGTCATTTTCGGAGTTCCAGAACCAGAACCCGTTGTGAACGACATTGTTGCAGTCGCTGTTGCTGTGTTGGAAATGTCTAGGTTTGCACCAGAATGCTCAAACCGAGCAACAGAGGCACCCGCTCCGTCATACATACGAATGCGAGCATCGGAGCCATCTCCGGTAATATCAAGCTCTTCTGACGGTGTGCTGTCATTAATACCCACCCGATTATTCGTAGAGTCAACGTACAGCGTGCTGGTGTCTACGGTGAGGTCGCCTGAGATGGCTGTGTTACCGCTTGAGTCGATAGTCAAATAGCTACCAGCAGAGTTGCCACCAAACTGAAAGCCTGCGTCTAACGTAGACCCGTCACTACTAATAAATACAGACTCAAACCGAGAATATGGAGTAAGACCACCACCAGAGCGATTGTCTTCTAGTATTTTTAAAATCTGTTGCGCGTTTGTTGGACCGGTAAGGAATGTTTCAAATCTACCAACTTCTAATTCAGCCGCAACTGCGGTACTTTTTCTTGCGTGAAAAGGAGCTTGGGGTGCTGTTACGCCAATTCCAACCTCTTGGCTAGAATCAATCGTAATCGCTGTGCTTGTGGCGTTATCGTCAATGCCTGTGGAGGTAAGGTTTCCAGAAACATTTATCGCATGGCTGAAATTAAACTTGTCATCCGTCGCATCCCACAGAATTGTTGCATCTGTAGTTGAATTGACAGCATCTTGAATTGTAATCCCCGCGCCATCAGCACTAACTGACGAATCCCCCGAGCTGTAATTAAGGGTTATATTCTTATCTTCTACATTGAGATTTGCTGTATTTATTGTTGTGGTAGTGCCTTGAACGGTCAGGTTTCCGCTAATAGTAAGATCACCGCCAACAGTCTCATCACCAGTAACAATAAGGTTTTCCCCTGTCGTCACCTGACCAGAATCGGTAATTGACAGCGCCGTTGTTGTTGCCGCTTGCGATGCCTTAAATGCCGGTGCTTCAATACCGTCCGGGGTAATAGAGGCAAGAGTAGTTTCACTGCCAGTGCCTCCATTGGCCCTTGATACAAAGACAAAACTTCCTACTCCGCTTGTAGATCCTCCGCTGGTGTAAGAAGTAAACTTACCCCCGGAAGTAGCGCCTCCCGGAACAGCCGCAATCTCAAATTCTTGGTCGCTATAGTCTGAGGCTTGCGACAACAACTTTATCCTAGAAGTTCCCTTAACTAAATTTGTCGCGGTTGACTCAATTGTTAAGGTAGCCAAGTCCCCTGCTGATACGCCTTTTACATGAAGTTCAGTTGAAGGTGTTAAAGTGTTTATGCCAACCCGGTCTTCTGACGCATCAACCGCAAGAGTATCTACATCTACCCTAAAGTCAGTTCCGCTAAATTGACCAACCTGAACAATGCCGCTAGTATCTATTTGAAGTTCTGCCGTTACCTTGTCTTCATTTCCGCTATGAATAGACACCGCACCAGAATTAAAAAAATGAGCGCCGCTTCCATCCGTGTAGTTTTGTATGAAAGCGCCTCCGGTTGGGCCAGCGGTAGACCCAAGGCGATTAAGGCGAGTTCCTTCTCCAAGCCACTCTAGGTGAGCATATTGCTTTGTAAGCTGTACGTGTTCGTTAGCGTCAATGGTAAGTGCTGTTTCTGTGGCGTTATCGTCTATGCCTGTAGAGGTGAATCCCGTCAGAGTTCCAACGGATGTGATATTCGGCTGTGCCGCAGTTGTCAGTGTTGCCGCAATGCCAGAGTCCGTTATAGTCAGCTTTGTGCTTGTGGCGTTATCGTCGATGCCTGTGGAGGTAAAGCCATCGCAATCCAAATTTCCGCGTATAGAGGTGTTAGCGCCCACCGTAAGCCCGACAGACAAAGGGAGAGCTGGATTAAAAAACTGAGCGTCATCTATGCCAATGGTTAGCTGGGTACTTGTGGCGTTATCGTCAATGCCTGTTGAAGTAAAGCCTGAGACGCTAGTAGTGCCTAATGTGGAAGTCCCGGTAACGGTTATAGAGCCTAGCGTTGCATCATCGCCAGACTGATACTTGTCGTTGTTTAGGTTATTAAAGTTTGCATCAACTTCATCGTGAGTTAAGGGCGAGCCTTTACCGGATCTAGTGGTGATATCGCTCATCCAAGACCTCTAACTTTTAGTTTTAATCCAGTGCCGGAAAA